AAGATCTTGCTCGTGGACAACCCCGTTATTACAGTTTTAACGGTGTTTCAAATGATGGTGATACTCTTGTTGATTTGTACCCTATCCCTGACAACACATATGCAATTCGGTTTAATGTTGTCACAAGAACTGATGACCTCGCTGATAATGCAGATGTCCTTTTAATCCCTGCTCAACCAGTTATTATGCTCGCATACGCTAAAGCTGTTGAAGAGCGTGGTGAAGATGGCGGAGCCTCTGCAGCGATGGCGTTCGGTAATGCACAAAGAACATTGTCTGATGCAATTGCTCTTGATGCAGTTAAACATCCTGAAGAAGTGGTTTGGTACACAGTATGACAGCACCATTAGTCAGTACTTCAATTGCAGCACCGGGGTTCTACGGACTCAACACACAGGAGTCTTCAATCACTCTTGAGTCTGGCTATGCGTTGGTTGCTGATAATACCATCATTGATAAGTATGGTCGCTTAGGCGCACGCAAGGGTTGGCGGTATGTTACCTCTGGTAGTACTGGTATTAACCTAGAAGGCGCACACCGGTTTGTTGGTATTGATGGTGTTGCACGTATCCTGTCATGGTCTAATACGAGCTTCTATCTCGGTACGGGTACACTCACAGAGATTACACCTACAACAGACAACACACTGACAACTGGTAACTGGCAAGCAGCCACTCTGAATGACTTGTGTTACTTCTTTCAACGTGGTTACAAGCCAATGGTGTATGATCCGATTGCAGGCACCATCACCGATGTAGAAGACGAAGCTACTTATAGCGGTACCGTACCCCAAGCTAACACTGTACTGTCTGCCTACGGTCGTCTCTGGGTCGCTGACACTGCCAATGATAAGATGGTTGTGTACTGGTCTGATCTGTTAGACGGTGCATCGTGGGGGTCAGGATCAGCAGGATCTATTGACTTAACCGCTGTGATGGTACAAGGTACTGATGAGATTGTAGGACTTGGTGCTCAGAACGGACAGTTATTAATCTTCTGCCGCAGAGCCATTGTTATCTTTGCAGACTCGACGAACAACGGTACTCTTGATCCAGCAACACTCAGCCTTGTAGAAGTCATCAACCGTGTTGGTTGTGTCGCTCGTGACAGTATTCAGAACACAGGTGTTGATATCTTCTTTGTCTCTGAAGATGGACTCAAGAGTCTTGGACGAGTGATTCAAGAGAAGTCACTCCCAATGCGTGATCTATCGTCTAACGTTCGTGATGAGTTTGTACGTGCTGTTGCCACTGAAAATGCAGATAACTTAAAGACTGTTTACTCAGAAGACAATGCATTCTATCTTGTGTTGTTACCTTCATTCCAACGGATCTATGCATTTGATACCAGAGCACCTCTTCAGAATGGCGCACTACGTGTTACAGTGTGGGATACACAGACACAAACAAACATGCTGTCACTTCCTAATGATGTGTACTTTACACAAGCAGACGGCTTAGCCCAGTACTTTGGGTATCAGGATAACGGTGAGACTTATCGAGTCAAGTACTATACCAATTACTTTGACTTTGCTGCACCAACTCAGACTAAGATCTTAAAGCGTATCTCTGTCACAGTAATTGGTGGGTCTGCTCAGGACTTTGTATTGAAGTCAGGCTTTGATTACACCGATGCATACCAATCATATCCCGCACAGCTTACAGAAAAAACAGTGTCAGAGTATAACGTAGCGGAGTACAACATTGCAGAGTACACAACAGGCACGTTAGCAGAAGCAATACGGTTACCTGCAGGTGGATCTGGTAATGTACTGCAGATAGGTTTTGAAGCAAATGTTAATGGTGCTGAACTTTCAATTCAGAAGATGGATATATTCATTAAACAAGGTAGGGTCTTCTAATGGCGAACTATACTAAACTCACAGACTTTGCAAGTAAGGATGCTTTGCCAACAGGGAATGCTGCAAAGATTGTTAAGGGTACAGAAATTGATGACGAGTTTGAGGCACTTGAAACTGCTGTTGCTACCAAGTCTGACATTGCATCTCCAGCGTTTACTGGTGTACCGACTGCACCGACTGCAGCGGCTGGGATTAATACATTACAGTTAGCGACAACAGCGCATGTGTTTGCTGAGCGTAGTAACACAGCTACCTTGACAAACAAGACTGTCAACTTAACTAGTAACACACTGACTGGTACAACTGCTCAGTTCAACACTGCATTGTCAGATGATGATTTTGCAACATTGACTAACACAGTGGCTCTGACAAACAAAACAATTGATCTTACTGATAACACTCTGACAGGTACAACTGCTGAGTTTAATACTGCATTGTCTGATGATAACTTTGCTACGCTTGCAGGTACAGAGACTCTTACAAATAAAACAATCACAAGTCCTGATTTAGATGGTACACCAACAACACCTACTGCAGTGACTGGCACAGACACAACACAGGTTGCAAGCACTGCATTTGTACAACAAGAGATCACTGCCAATGCGTATACTCTACCAACTGCTGCTGCAGATACTCTTGGTGGTTTGTATGCCTCATTAAGTGGTACAACATTAACACTTAGCACTACAGAGATTCCTTAAGATGGCAATCGTGTTTGATGGAACAACGCTGAACTGGTACACAAATACAATTGTGTTTAGTGGCTCGACAGTCAGTAGTCCTTCTGCCCCGGGAGATGTGTTTTTTGGTGCAACTAAAGTCCATGGTTTAGCAGGTACATTCTCAACTATTTTTAGCGGAGGTTTAGCACCTGACTCTAATTTACTAGAAGGTACTGTTGTTCCAAACTTCCAGAATAATTATCCTGAAGCATTCACTTCACAAGGATACATTCAAGGACCGGGTACAGATAGTACATACCGTGTTGTGTTGGCTCCGGGCTATCGTGTCACTGCTACATTTGGACAAGGTGGTCAGTGGACTGCAGGACAGACTGTAGATTTTTTTGAAGGACGAACCGTAACGGGTATTAACACATCACACAATGGCGGTACTGGTTTTATCTTAGAGCGTGATGTTGGCGTATGAAGGTACCTGTTGTTGCTACAGCAGACTACACCATCTACTATGAACCGTATGATGGATTAATTTGGACACACGCAGATGTTCATAAATGGACCGCTAGGGTTGCTCATGACTTCTTTATGATGCATGAGTTGTTAAATGATTTGGTCAATGAACCATTTTATTGTTTAGTAGATAATACAAAGTTAGAAAAGTTTGTCAAGAATGTGGGTTATACATATGTTCAAGACGCTCAGTGCATTGATGGGGTAACTCGGAGAATTTATAGATATGGGTAGTTTAGTTAATAGCTTGTTCGGCAGAGGCGGTTCAGGCATTGCCAATCAGGGGATTCAGGAGGGTGCTCGTCGTGCTGAGCAGTCTTACTTCCGTCCTTATACAGTAACTACTGGTACTGGTACATCAGGTTATCAGAATGGTCAATTAACTGCTGCATTGTCACCTGAGTTAGCTGCACTACAAGGTAGCGCCTTCGGTACTGCTGGTCAGTTCTTGCCACAGCTTGCAGCACTTGCTAGCCAATCACCGAATATGTTTGGTTATCAGTCTCCTCTGTTAGGGCAGGCTGAGCAGTTAGCAATGCAAGCACCTCAACAGTTTGCATTTACTCCAGACATTGCGAGTCGCCAGCAAGAGATCTTTGAACAGACCTCTGCTCAGTTGCAACCACAGTTTGCACAACAAGCAACTCAGCTACAGCAAGGATTGTTTGGATCAGGACGTTTAGGTCTTCGTCTCTCTGGTGAGTCTGCTGGTTTAGGCGCTGGTTCTGGAATGGTACAACCTGATGCACTAGGTCTCGGTCGAGCACAACAGCAGACACTCGCTGGTTTAGCAACACAGGCACGTCAACAAGCACTCGGTGAAGAAGCTCAGCGTTACCAGCAGAGCCTTGGTACTTTTGGTACGAATGTTGCACAACAGCAACAACAGCTTCAGAACTTGTTAGGCACTCAAGCGCAAGGATTCGGTCAAGCTGCTCAAGGGTTTGGCATGAACGAAGCACAGCGTCAACAACAGTTCGCTAATATGCTTGGTCTTCAGCAAGGTCTATTCGGTCAGGGCACTGCGCTTTCTGGTCTTGAACAAGCTCTCATGGCTCAAGGATTGGATGCAGAGACTGCTCGTGCTGCGGCAGCATACGGTGCTGGTAACTTAGCATTGTCTCCATACAACACTGCTGCACAGATTGCTCAGCAACAACGGGGTCAGAATGCTGACTTCTTTGGTGCGTTAGCTGGGGCTGCTGCAACGGCAAAAGCCTCCGATGTTCGCTTAAAAGAAAATATTAACCCTCTTGATACTTTAAGTAACGGTATTAATATTTACACGTGGGATTGGAATAACATTGCAAAAGTAATGGGTGTAGACAATCACCCAAGAGTTGGTGTTATTGCTCAAGAAATTGCAGGCGTAATTCCTGAAGCAGTTTTTGAGCATAGTAATGGTTACTTGATGGTAGATTATAATCATCCTGCATTGCAAGGAGTTCACTAATGGTAACTCGCACTCGATCTCAAGTTCTCTCTTTGTTTGGAGCAACTCCTGAGCAAGTACGTCAAGCTGAATTACAAAGACAACAAGACTTTTTGGATGCACAGCAAAGTGGTTTTGGCAAAGCCGGGGCTGCTTTAGGTCTTGGTCTTGCTAGTTTGTTTGGGGGTAAGTCTAAAGAAGTACAACAAGCTGAAGCTCGTCAGGAGGTACGTACTGATTTAGGAGATACGTTAGCATTAGCGGAGCAAGAAGCAGCACAACGTGGTATGGCTCCGTTGGCTCAAGATGAAGTTTCTCTATTAAATAGACGAGCCAATGAGCTACAAACGATTGCTGCTGGTTTTCGAAACCTTGGAGAAGATACCACAGAAATCGAGAATGCTGCGCTTGAAGCTCGTCTCAATGCTTTACAGACTAAGCGTGAGTTAGAAAATGAAGCCCTACGTCGTAAGGCATCAGAGCTAGCGATTAAACAAGGCGAGACCCAATTAGAGTGGGCTATTCAAGATCGCCCTATGGAAGTAGCACAACAAGAATTACAGTTTGAAAATGCTCGTAATAACTTTACATGGGCGCAAGAAGATCGGCCTTTTGTTACTGAAGCAAATAAGATTCAAGCGGAATTACGTAAAGCCCAGCTTGCTAGTGCTCAAGGGTCACTAAAAGATGCAGAACAAGCTCGTAAAGATCTTGAAAAAGCACGTACTGGTGCCATTGATTGGTTAACAAAAAACAATGCAGAAGACTATGTACCTCTTGTAAAGTCAAATATCTTTGCACCTGACAAAGCAATTACTGCTGCATTGGATGCACGCAAGTTAGGAATTAAAGTCAATGAGATTGGGCCTTACACTTTACCAAATGGTACGGAAGTGATTGGTGCGCTGACTGATAAAGGTCAATTGGTACAAGCAACTGATACAGGATGGCAACCCCTTTCAACCCAAGGTGTCGTACAGGGCCGTCCTGACGGTGGTATTAAAGTAGAAGCAGGTCCTGTATTTAAGGATGATGTGCTTGAATCAGCTTTAGGCGAGTCTCCTGCACTAAACAAGATTATTGACCAGTACGTATCTACTCCGGGGTTCTTTGAGAGGGTTACAGGGATTGACTTAAAAGATACTCCAGATACGGAGCGCCGAGAAAGAGTGGTGTCTTTGATCTTCCAAGAAGCTAAACGGTTGCAGAAACAAAATCCAGCATTGTACTCTGACCCTGTCACTGCCTTAAGAGATGCTGCGAGTAAACGAATTGGTGGTACTCCTTCTACAGCAACTAATACTAAAGATAGATTCGGAGCAGTTAAGTAATGGCAGAATTGTTTCAGCCTGCAGGACCTCGCACAATTGAGCAGTTAATAAATTTAACTCAGCAACAACTTGATCCAACAACTGAACTGAACTTGTCTACTGTTGTGCAGGATATTGCTGAAGTCACTGAGCAACCAGAGACTGAGTTACCTGAGCGTGTTGTGTTAAGCGATGAAGATATTATTGGTTCTCAGCGACTCAAAAAACTTGGTGCAATGCCCGGCGATGAAGTGGTTAACGGTGAGTTAATTCGTACTCAATCAACTGAACCACGTGGTGAAATCTTAACTCTTACAGATATCCTAGAGTCTCCTCGGTTACAAGAACTCAATGCAGAAGCTGGGGACTTTGTTGAGAATGGGAAGTTAGTTAAGTCCGGTGAGAATGATCCTATTCGTAACTTCTTGTACAGTTATGAAGAGGCCCAATCGCCTGTACAAAACTTATCAACTTATTTGGAGTCTCGGTTTCCACTTGGTAATGTTGCATTTGATTTTGAGGATGGTTTTCAATACATCTCGCCTGAAGATTACTCTGATGACTTCTTACAATTACCCCCAGAGGAGCGTCGGCAGTTTCTTGTTGAAGACCGGCTGAATAAGTTAGAAGCTGCTAGAGAAACCTTTGAGCCTACTGGGTCATTGGCAGGGACTATCGCAGGGTCTCTTGATCCTTCTATTTTATTCCCTGTTGGTAGAACCCTAGCGCAAGCTACAGCAATTGGTGGCGCTCTCGGCGGTGGTTACACAGCGGCTGATCAACTTGCACAGCAGGGTCAAATAAGTATTCCAGAGATTGCTGGAGGTGCTGCTCTCGGTGCGGGCTTTGGCGCTGGTGCTAACCTACTTGGTGCTGCATTAAGTAAAGCCATCCCCACTAGCTCGCCTATGGTGCAAGCTGAGCGTACATTAACAAATGCTGAGAATATCATTGCTCGTGAAACAATTATTGGAACACCTCAGGCCCGTATCTTAGATATTGTTAAGGATGAACTAAACTTAACACAGAAACAATTAGCGGAAGTCACATTTGCTTCGGGCCGTAAGCTACGTATCCCCGGCTCACCCGAAAGAGCACAACGGATCTTAGATAATCAAATTGCTGTGGACTCTGCTGTCTCTAGGCAGTTAAGCCCTGCTATTGATAAAGTGTTAGGTGCGCTCAGTACTCGGATTAAGAATATCTCAGTCCCTGTATTTGCCCGTGCTCGTAAGTATGAAGCTGACTTACATATTAACACAGCACAAAAACTTAAGTCTGTTGAAGAGTTTCAAACTGTTGTGCAGAAGGCTCCTGCAAGTATTCGCAATAACTTGAATCGTCAATTGTTAAACGGTAACTACAATGCTGCAAGAGCGTTACTGCGTTCATATGCGCCAGAGAGTGTGAACAGTCTTGATGCTGTAACGAATACTCTTAAATCAACATACGATGAATTAGTTGCCGCTGGTCATGAAGGATTACCTGAGATCCAGAACTACTTCCCACGTAAAGTTAAAGATCTTGATGGGTTGTTAGGTTCTCTTGGGAAGTCTAAGAAGAGCGAAGTAACTCGTGCACTAGAAGCTGTTGCTCGTTCTAAGAACAAGTCGATTGATAGACTCACCATTGAAGAAGAGTCTGATGTTGTTGATAAGATCCTTCGTGGATACAAGATGGTGTACAGTAATGATAAACTGGTTGTCATCGCTCCATCAACACGTAAGTCTGGTGGTGGTTTTAGCGGGACTAAGAAGCGTACCGTACAAGAGATCTCGGATGACCAATTAAAGTATTATGCATCACCTGAAGAGTCGCTCCAGATGTATCTACGTGGAGCAGTGAATGATATTGAACGTAGAAAGTTCTTTGGTCAAGCAAAGCTCAACGATACAACAGGTGGATTAGATCTTGAGAGTAGCATCGGTCGGTATGTTGCCGCTGCACG